ACCCTCGGCATCGGTCAAGCCAGGTGAGGGGTCTGCCGAGGGTCGGACCTGCGCCTTTCCCACGTAGTTTTCGACAACCTGCCGTGGCACCTTGAACACCTCAGCAAGGGTGTCGTAGTGATTGCTGATGTCTTGGCCGTTATCGGCCTTCCACATCACATCAGCAAGATCAACGCCCTGCTCAGATAGCAGATCAACAGCTTCTTGCCCATATACCTGAGCAGCCTGTTCAGCGGTATAACCGGAGGGAGCCTGTTTGGGTTCTGCTGAGGGAGACTCTGGGGTAGGAGCTGATCCCTGCCCCAGTTTTCTCTCCAGTTCTTGATAAGCCTTGGCGAGGTCCTCTGGTGAATTGAACTTGCCAAGGATCTTTTGCTGCTCCTCAGCACGGGAAGCAGCTTCCTGTTCTTGGATGAACTCTTCGAGGATGCTCTCCTGCCCAGGGGCAACCATCCCAGAAGCTGCTGCCTCTGGGGTAGAGATCACAGGTGCTTGGTCGTTCATGCGGTCGGTTCAGGTGGTTGTGGGTTTGCCATCTCCTGAGAGGTGGCAGCGGCATTGGCCAACTTCTGTGGGTCGGCCATACCGGCCGCCATTGCTTGTTGAGCCATTGCCATCTGCTGCTGTTGCTGTGCTTCAGCAGCAAGTTGTTGCTCGGTCTTGACGAGACCAAGCGGGCTGATGCCCATCGAGCTGGCCAATCGCTTGATCAGCTCGCCAGGCACCACGTACTGAGCGATGCCTTCTGGGCCCAGCGTCTGCTGCAGGATCTGCATGAACCGTGCAGTCTTCTCAAGGTCATTACCGCGACCAACAGCAGCAAGGCCAACACTGACCATGGGCCTCACCAGCCCTTCAGGCAGCTTGGTCATCCCACCCTTGCGGGTGAAGAGTTCGAGTTTCCGTGCGATGTACGGCGACTGGAACTCAACCGTGAGGATTGCGTAGATCGAACCCAGAGAGTTCTCGATCTGCTGCGCCTGTAGGCGGACTTCCTCAGCTGTTGTGCGCTCAGAGTCACGCACATCCGCCAGCATCATTGCCTGCGCCAACCGCGCCTCAACGCGAGCCAGAGCAGCCATGGCAACGTTCATGTCACCACCCTTCTGGGTTTGAACGGTGAACACGTCATCAGGGTTGCCAGGCAGAAACGCACCATTGGGTGCTTCGGCCAGTTGCTTGGCGTTGGTGACACCACTGGGCTTGACCAGATGCTTCACCTGGGCGGAGATCAGTGCGCCTTCACAGACCGCACGGCTCAATGCCTCAGCGGTTTGCAGGTCAGCGATGCAAGCCGACTCGATGTAACCAGGGCCATAGCTACTGCTGTCCTGTCGGATCATGCGCAGTGGCAACCAAGGAGAGGACTCCATGGGTGAAGAGCCATGACTGCCTTCGATCTCATGACCCTTCACCTCCTGATGCCAGCGGACACGACCATCAGCCCAGATCACGTGGGTGTAGATCCTGACTGGCTTCTCCTTCTTGCTACCCGTTAGATCCTCGTCATCAAGGATTCCCTTGAGGTCTTCCTCTTGTTCAAGCAGTTGCTTCTGCAACGGCAGAGGCAGTGCACTGAAGGCAAGTTCTTCACACACCACAGCCTCCATGGGATTACCCATGGGGTCACGCAACAGCACGTAGCGGTTGAGGTGGAAACATTGCAACCCGTCTTCCGAGACGTAGAGCAAGCAGTTGCCAGCAACGATCAGGTGAACCAGTGCCTCATGCACAGCCACACGGTCATTGCTGGTTTCAATGCTGCGCAACACCGAAAGCTCAAGCCGGTTGAGAGCCAGCTCGATCTCAGACTTCATCTCTGCGATCTGATCTTCTGAAGCACCCGACTGCGATAGACGCAGCTCTTCTTGCTGCATGGCCACCTCATCCACGGTGAAGCGGAAGAAGCTCTCCGTAGGAGGGAGAAGAGCAAGAAGAAGACGAGAAGCCAGATTGTGAACACCGCGAGCCCCAATACCGTTCCACGGCAGAAGGTGAACGTCCTTGTTCTCCCGTACAGGTTCGTTACTGCGTGGGATCAGGTATGGAATCGTGAGACGTGCTGCATCACGCGCTCGCTCCAGGTAGTAATCGCGGTCGGTCCGCAGCTGGTCATAACGCTTCTGTGCTGAGGCCATTGCTTACACCGCGAGATTGGAGCCGCTGCCGGCTCTGGAACCAGTGGTGCCCATCCGAAGAGAGGCAGTAGTGCTGCGAGCACCGGCGCGACCAGCAGTCGGCTTGGATGTCGAAGCTGTAGGGGCCTGACCTCCTGCTTGGGCCAGGATCTGCAGGGACTGAGAGACGGCCTGTCCGCGAGAGCGGATGCCGGCAACACGCTCAGCCTGTTGAGCACGCAGCTCTTCGGTCTGAACCTTCTGCTGAGCCTGCTGCTCAGCCATGCGGTTCTGGTAGCTGATCATCTCTGCCTGCTGCTGAGCGGCCAGCGCACTGCGCTCTGCTGCCAAGCGACGAGGCGTGTCACGGCGGTACTGCTCATCAGCAATCGCCTTCAGCTGCGCCTCCCGAAACCTGATCTCATTGGCATTAGCGTCATTGCGCTCGATCCGGCTCAGATACTCACGGCCTTGCTCGGACTGGATGCGCAGGCCAAGGTCATCAACCCCACCGAAGTTGAAGGTGGGATTGGGGTTGTCGTACAGCTGCTTGACGAGAGGCGGCGTGTACGAAGCAGATGGCCCCTGCTTGGTCGATCCGGTGCACATGATCAGACTCCGATGTTGAGACCGGTGCCAGCACCGCTAGGCAGTGCAGCTGTGCTGATGCGCAGGTTGCTCTTGGGCTTCTCCTTCTTGACGGTTGCCGCTGTGGTCTGAGCAGAAGAGGGTGCCTCGGACTGGGTAGCTGTCGCGGCATAGGCGCCGGTCTGCTGTGCTGCTGCAGAAGCTGCTGCCGCTGCAGCCTCGGTGTCGTATTTGGTCTTCAGTGAAGCGGTCTCAGCATTGGCGGCATCAATCTGCTGCTGCAGTTGGGTGTTGAACATTGCTGACTGCTGCTGCATCTGGGTCTTGTACTGATCCAGCGCCGCCTGATTGGCAGCAATGTCAGCGTCACTCGGGCCCTGGTAGGTGATCTGCGGGGCTTGAGGCTGGGATCCTCCGAAACACATGGCTGGTCTCCTAGGTGATGTTGAGGCCAGCTCCCTGGCCAGAGCTGGTGGCAACAGGGCGGTTGATCCTTAAAGCGGATTTGCCCTTGAAGGTCTTGCGGTTCTGGTCAGCAGCAGTGACCGGAGCCTCTGCTGTCTTCTCTGGAGGCGGCGCACCGATCAACGCTGCAAGCCGTGCGGCCTGAGCGCTGGTGTCATTGGCCCTCTGGGTTTCGAGATCACGCAGCTGGGTGAGCTGCTCTTGCTGACGAGAGAGAACAGAGTTCAACTCGTTCTGCTTGATCTTGATCGCGTTGTCCTGAACGGACTGCATCGCACTGATCTGCGATTGCGCCATCCGGTCGTATGCACCGGTGTCAGGCATCGTGATGGTGGCGCCACCACCGCCGCCCCCTCCAAAGCACATCAGAGTTCCTCCACTGAGAAAGGTCCTTCTTCCTGCTCCTCCAGCTTGGAAGCAAGCCAGCGAACAACAGAGACCTGGCCGGCCTTAAACCACACCTGCTTCTCATTCCAGTCCAGGTCTGGGGCCTGGTCAGGAAACTGAGCAGCCAATGCAGCCACCAGCTGTTCAGATAAGCGCGGAAGCATAGTCACGGTGAAGGTCTCTATGGTCAGGCTACCGGCGGGTTCCAGAGGATCGGAACTCCCCGTTCATGGTCATACTCACCGCTGCGCAGTATTCGTGCACATCGGGCTTGTGTGATCGCATAGCGCTGATCAAAGCCTGCCTTCTCATAGGCAGCCAGCACCTTGCTCCACATCTCCAGTTCAGTGAGACAACCAGCCAATAACTTGGCAGCTGTCACCGGGCCGTACTTCGGACAACCGGGATAGTTATCCGCTGAATCACCGGTCAGCACCTGGGTGTAGAAGGCGAGATCTGCTTCCCGCAGGCTGATGTGCTCGACCTGACCATCAACAAGGTGACGACCCGGCAGGGTCTTCATGTCCTTGTCCATGCTGTAGATCACGTCGCCTTCCTCATAGAGGATGCCGAGCACGTCATCACCCTCGACCTCGGGCAGGCGAGCGATGTTCCAGCCGCAGGAGGCTGCAGCTGTAGACACCCACTCGATCAGTGCGCCGTAGCCAGCAGGGCGACGCATCTTCTTGCGTTGTGCCTTGTACTTCGGCCACACCCCATAACGGAAGGTGCTGCTATCGCTGAAGACCAGCATCGGCTGAGCAGCAGGCACGGCTTCCATTGCCAGAGCGATCTGCTCTTGGAAGCCGAGCTTCGCGTCGGAATGACGGCACATGTAGGTCCAGTCATCCCCGTGCCAGTTGATCTCCACCTCCGAGCCGGCAGCGGCGCGGTAGAGGAAATACTCGGCATCAACCAGCAGCTTTGACATAGGGGTAGAGCGGGAGGATGCGTGGATCAAGGCAAGGCGTCACCTGTTCCAATGGCTGACCGGTGTAGAAGATCTGGCCACAGCAGAAGCATTTGCGACGCCTCATGCGAAATCCACGCTTGAGGAAGGTCTGCTGACAGCGGGTGTCACCACTGCCGCAACCAGGGCAGGGCGGATGGTTAGGACTCTTGATCCCCATCCTTCTTCTCCGGTGTTTCGCAATCGCGCTTGATCCGATCCGCGATCTCATTGGTCATCAGGAAACAGATCCGGGCCTGGCTTTCATCCGGTGCCCAGGTTCTGATCTCCTCAGCCAGGTGGTAAAGCACCGCCTTCATCCGACGGCGATCGTCAATGCCGTACTCAGCAAAAGACCAGTACAGCTCAGTGCAGGCATCAAGAAGGTTGCTCATTTGATGATTTCGATAGAGGCCTCAGGCCAACGGTTCTGGGCGTAGTGCAGTGCTCGCTTGGCGGTCTCCGCCTGCATCACCACACGCATCGGTTGTGTCCTGGCAAAGCGCACCAGGAGTCGAAACTCCCTGGTTCGCACCTTGGCGGCGGGCCGGCTAATCCCCTCGCCGAGATTGGGGGCGCCCTCATACGCCTCCATCGTTCCGCCGAAACTCGTTCTATTGGCCATCAGCTTCGAGAATGTGATCACAGGCCCGCAGGTAGCCGTCCCACCAGGAGGCAACCGTTGATTGGCCGTTGGTCATCGCGTCGTTGTACGAACGGATCGCCATCTCCTTCAGGCGCGTGATTGTCTCGTGGCTCACGTCCAGCAGCGGCTCACTGGAACTTGATGCTTCGTGTGTCATAGACCCTCGTGATTTTTTCGGTGCTGCCCACGTACCAGAGGACGCTGCAGCTGTTCTCGTAGACGGCGGCGATGGTGCCCTTCTTCCAACCAGAAGCGGTGTAGAAGCGAACAGTCATCCCCTTGCGAAGCGACCCCCAGTTCACAGATACCCTCGATGGTTGTGTTTCCTGTATGCCTCCATGTCCCGGAAGGACATGTCCAAGAACTTGGGATTGGCCTCTAGGAACTCACGACTCGGAAGGATGGGATCTTTCGCTTTTGCGTTGAACTGTTGGATGGACCACTTCCCTGTAACCAAGCCCCGTTCAAGGATTCCCCTGAGCTGAGCCTCGGTCATCAGAGGTTCCATCTGTTTCCTCCTCAGCGAGTTGTTTGAGATACGCGGCCCACTGCCGTGGTGTCAGCCCTGTTGATTCAGAAGCTGCTGGTAGAGCGGGCCATTGTTCAGTCGTGAACACCTGATAGGCCCCGGAGTTATGCGGGTCAGGTGATGCAGCAATGGATTGCGGCGAGGGAGGTAACGCCGCCAGCTGTTGCGCTGAAGGCTGCAGCTGAATGGGCAAGGAATCCTTGAACCCCCAGCTGCGATTGGCCTGTCCGTTCTCGCTGCGATACAGCGGCGACATCAACTCCTTCCACGTGGGATAGCGGAGGAAGTCCTTGCCACCGGTGTCCTGCAGCCATTGCTCTGCAGACCAGAGGAACTGAGCGTCATTCACCTCTGGAAACTCAGCGGTGAAGGACACGTATTTGAGCTGACAGATCTGAGGCGCCCAGCGATCGGCCTCCTTGATGCGCAGTTGTGCTGCGACCATCTCAGCTACCGCCAGGAATGTTTCGATCGTCAGCCCGCTGCTCTGGTATTCCATTGCTCAATGGCGGCTTGCATCGCCGAAGACTTCGGCTGAAGACCAGAGGCCGGCGGTGGTGGCACATCCTTCAGGTACTCAGGCTTGAGTGCCTGCCATCCGTGTTCAACACCGGCCTGCGCCAAGACCAACTGCTTCCAGTTCGGAAGAGCAGCAAGGCGCAGGATGCTCTGCTTCCAGGCGTTCTCAGTCCAGGCAGCCTTTGAACCGTGCTTACTCAGACGGCTCTCGTTCCACCAGGAGAGAAGTGCCTCGCACACCTCTGGCTCAAACGGTTCCAGAAGGGGGTCAGCCGGCTGCGCGACAAACCGTTCCAGCGCTTTGCGCCGTACTGGCTTGACCTCAGCTGGTTCTGGATCTCCTTCTGCTTCTGGTTCAACAGAGCTTTCAAACCATCCAGCCGCTCGGCCTGCGTAGACCGCCACCCGCTCAAACGTCGTGAACGTCTTACCGCAACCACGGCAAATACGAATACGGCGATCGTGATCAGGGTTCGCTCTGGTTTCACTAACTCTGGAATCAGGGTGATTGCAATGGGGACAGTTCACTGATAGATGACTTTGAGAACAATGAATTGATCCGCTTTCTTGCTGCCGACCCACTCCAACTCCAAGCGGCGGATAACAGTCACTCGATCAGAAGCCCAGACCACACCTTGACCTGCATCCATGACGGCACCGGCAAGGTTGTCCAGATCGCTGGTCCCAGGACCGTGGAAGATCATGTGGATAGCGATGACTTCCCCTTTCTCAAGAGGTGGATGTGGCCACCACTCGGAAAGGATCGAAGCGGTGTTCTCCATCCAGGCCCGGTACTTCTCATCGGTGTAGGCCTTGCCAAACCGGC